CAGAAGGGATAATATGACGAAAAAAAAATACTTTTATACTTACGATGAATATTCACAGGACACTAGAAGTTATGAGATTGAAAGTGATGTAAAACTAACAAAATCAGAAGTGCAAGACCTAGCTTTAGGGTGTACTATGGAAGAAGGCTCAACGAATTCTGATAAAAATAGCAAAGCTACTTTTAAAGGTACTGATTACGGCGATGACGCGCAAGTTGAATATGCCGGGGAGTTTATTGAAAATGATGAGTAAGGAAGAAGAAATAAAACAAAAAATATACGAGATTGAAAGTAATTATCCGAATTTACATATTGATTTACATAGAGGTCAATTTAAAAGTGAGGACGTAGATAAACTATATTTACTATACAATCAATTAGAAGAAGTGAAAAAATATGGGGACGTAAACCAAGGTTTAGGAACTTGGAACGGTCACGAATATATTAAAAATAAATAGAAGGTATAATATGGAAATAGATACAGACAACGAGTTAGAAAAAAACTATGAAAAATTATATGAGTGGTTAAAGACTTGCCCATTGGAGTGGCAGGAAGTCGGACACCCCTCAAGCGAGCTAGCCACAGTTAATTTTACATTAATAAAAGATGAATAAGTGGGAAACCTTAATAAGGTTTAATCACTATGTATGGTGCAAAGAAAATGGCCGAGATACAAAGTGGTTTGAAACCGATAAGCGCAAGCGACAAGCGGGAAGGCCCAAGCGACAAGCGAACACGCAAGCGACAAGCGAACGCGCAAGCGACTAGTAGTCTTTGATATATCCAGGGGGTAAAATTAATCTTTCTTCTTTGTTAGGCTTTAATACAATTCTAATAGACTCAGCCCCAGGCGTGCCTATGGCATGCTCCTGTACTTCAATTCTTTTTATCTCTTCAAGATACCCATTGACGTGAATAAATATTTTAGCATTGGACACAGCATTACCTTTACGTCCATTAGTAAATTTATCTAAATATTCTTGTAAGTGTTTAACGTACATATTTCTTTATACTCCTTGACATAATAGGATTGTTCCCTTAAATTGTCAAGTATGGGTAGACCTAAAAGACTAACAGAAATGCAGAAAAGATTTGCAGAACTCATCGTATTCGGTGGGCCTGATGGATATATGTCTCAAACAGAAGCGGCGATTAAAGCAGGTTATAGTGAGAAGAGAGCTAGAAGTGAGGGATCAGAATTAATGAATCCAAGAACATCACCACTTGTTGTTCAATACATAGATAAATTAAAACAAGAAAGACTAAGTAAGCATGAAGTGACTTACGAAAAACATGTTGCTGAGTTAGATAGGATCAAGGAACAAGCACTTAAAAAAGGTTCATTCTCATCGGCTGTAAATGCTGAAACCAATAGAGGTAAAGCGGCCGGATTATACATTGATAGGAAGATAATTAAAACAGGAAAATTAGAAGAAATGTCTATTGAAGAATTAGAAGCTAACATTAAAAAGATTGAAGAAGACTACTCAGAAATTATAAACGTCACTCCTGAAACTAAAAAACTACAATAAATTAAACAACTTTATTTTTATTAGGCCCATGTTTTATTCTGTACTTATATGTGCCTGTGCCATTGATATCTACTTCTTCTTTTAAAACCTTATTAAGAAATATTTCGTTCCAACCGTTTTTGTAGGCTTCGCTTGGTGGCCTTGTTCTACCGTCGTATCTTTTGCCTTTTTCTCTTTTCATAAATCTTCCTCTTGTTTAGGTAGATAAACATCAACTGCCGCTTGACAATTAGGACAACTTAAATTCGTTACCATACTATAAAACTCGTCTTCGTCTTCAATATCGTGATCTCCACCCCAAATTAATTCTGTCTGACAATGCCAACAATTCATATTTTTATTTTTTCCATTTTAGATATTATACATTTTGGAAACACATTTCTATCAGAAAATACGGCAGCATCACTGTCATAAGATGCAAATGTCCACACATGTTTTTTATCTTTCTCAAACACATAAGCTTGTGTAATCATAGTAGCCGGAGTTAAAGATTTCATTTCATTAGCATCTGCATGCCCGGAATCACCGCACGGATCGATCCAAACTATTTTGTAGAAATAATATTTTTTGTTGCCGATGATGGCATGTTTATATTTTGATTTTTTTCTTCTTTTTGCCATAATCTTGCCACATTTGAGTTTACCGATACCTAAAAAGGAATTTATATTATAGTGCGCTTAAAACAAAAAATCCATGAAAAGGTGTCGGCATGGTCAAAATACCCCTAAAATGAGCTTAAAACCGTTGGTATTACTCACTTTATTTACCGACACTTTGGGTGTCGGCAGGGTGTCGCCGCGATATCGCGGTCAAAAATGCACATGTACCACAGGTTGAAAAACAGCTAAAAAACCCAAAATGGACAGCATTTACCGACACTACCGACACCTTGCCGACCCCTTCCCGACACCTTGGGTGTCGGCATTTCCTGTCACAATCCTGCCACATTCTTGCCACATTTACGTCTTAATTTTACCTTTAATAAATTCTTCTGCGGTCACCTGAACCGTGGTCCCTGCTCCATTAACCAACTCATAATACTCATTGATCCGCTCCAAGGCCTTATGTTGATACTTCTTCAACTCAAATCCACCGATCTCAAACTGTTGATAGTATAAATCCGGCGTGCACATCATGATCACAAACTGTTCTACCTTAGATTTATAAACATAGTTATGTGCCATCACATACATAGCACCTTGCAAGAAGTAATCCTGGACCCATTCGACCCGTTTTGGACGATTCGATTGCTTAAAGTCTACAATAGACTCTTTCCCATTAAAACTACATACAAGGTCCGTGGAGCCCGCGTAAAGGCCCGGATAGTAAAGGGTTACCTCCGACCCATAATACCCATCAATCGCTAAAAATCCGGTATCTATGACCTTCTGAGCCATACTTTTAGCCTTCTGTCCAAGCTCAGTCATATCCTCATAACCTTTACCCAATACATAGTTCTCTAAGTATTTGTGCATGGAAGTTCCTCGACTCGATGATACATTTTTAATACGTTCCGCCTCAGCTTCACCTACCTTAGCTTTCCATTCTTTTAAGAACGTTTGATCCTTGGTCCGTGATAAAATAGTCGTGACACTAGGTAATCTAATACCGTGTACATCATAGGTTCGTGGTCCTTCACCATTGATTTGTCTAAAACTACTATAACTATACTTATCTAATTTCTTTATCATTTGTTTTTTCATAATGGTTAATAATTTTTGTTAGTTCAATCCTTTTCGTTAAAGCATAAGGTTGTATAGCCTTTGCTATCTCATACGCATCTCTAAAACCTCTTCGCCATCTATACTGCATCTTATGTTCGCGTCTTGGTTTCTCTCTTAGATTACCACCGAACGTATCACAACACCACTTTACCGTAGGCTTATCGGTCATAACGATTTCCATTTGTATACGCCAACATTTATATCTTCCATGGGGTTTATTAGCCCAATATTTTTTGTATGTGATATTCCCTTCACCATCAAATAAACCTGCAAGGTATGCAAATTTATTTTTTATATCCTGTTCCATGGTCCCTGTTCCGCCAACGTTTGTTCCATGCATATACATTCATCTTACTACCAATAGATTCCATCCAACTTAATGGTACATCAATAAATCTTTTATACTTTCTTTTTATAAGATCGATTGTATCCGGTATCGTTCTAATCATAATGCCTCTCATTTTCTAAAACTACTTTTTCTTTGAATTGTTTTTGTTTTAAATAAGCTTCTAAACTTTTTTCATTTTCTTTATTTCTCCATTGACATAAATTATCATCAAAATCATAACCATCTCTATAATTTAAAGGTTCTCCTTCTTTATGTTTTTTTATCATAAAACTTGTTGAGCCATAAACCGATTGATAATGATTTTTGTTTATGTTTTTTCTTTTATGTTTAAATTCAGAATTGTCTT